CGTAGGCAAAACCAAGCGACGGGAGGGGCTACGGACGGCTTCAAAAGATTTACGGCCGCACAGTGGGAAGCACACTCGGCCGTGCGGGGCCTCGCTGGGGCCATGGGCCAACTGTGGCTGACGTATGGCAACCTGGCCCCGCTGCTGGCAGGCGCTGCCGTGGGTGCAGCGGTACGGTCTGCGGTGCAGGCGGGCACTGAGTTTCAGTACCAGCTTACGTTTGTCAAGGCACTTGGCGGGGAGTCGGCGGAGGCGGTTAAGCGGCTGTCGGACGAGTCCAAGAAACTCGCTACCACAGGGTTGTTTGGCCCGATCGAGGTTGCGAACGGCCTTCGCATCCTGACTCAGGCCGGTCTTGACGCGAATAAGGCGATCGCCGTTCTGCCGGCCGCGCTCGACCTTGCCACCGTGGGTGAGATGAAACTTGAGGACTCGGCCATAACCCTTGCTGGCGTCATGCAGGCGTTCAACAAAGAGTTCTACGAGGCTTCGCGAGTGGGCGACGTGTTCGCTAAGGCGGCTGCTGAGTCTCAGGTTTCCGTCATGGACATGACTGAGTCCATGAAAACCGCCTCGGTGGTGGGCCAGCAGTATGGCGCCTCCATGGAGGATACCGCGACGGCCCTGACCCTGCTTGGACAACTCAACATACGAGGCTCTGCGGCAGGTACGGCACTCCGTAACATGCTCAAGGAGTTGTACACGCCGGGGAAAGAAGCCTCGGACATGATGGCGACGCTGGGCCTGAAGGCGTTTGACGCACAAGGAAAGATCAAAGATTTTCCAAGCATCATCTACGAACTTAAGTCCTCTCTGGAAGGGTTTGATAAGGTTTCTCAAGCCAATATCCTTCAGACTTTGTTTGGCGAGCGCGGGGCCAAGGAAGCTATCGCCATGCTGTCCCAGACACGAGAAGAGTGGGACGCGCTCAAGTCGTCCTTGTCTGATTCAGACGGGTTTATGCGGAGCGTGGCTGCCGAGTTGGAGGCTACAGCGAAGGGCAATCTTGCACAGGCTTTCAACACCCTGAAGGTCACAATGATTGAGACCTTCGAGAGCACTGAAGGGGCTGTCGGCGAGTTGGCCATGGCTCTGAAGAGCGCCTTTGGTTCTGCTGAGTTCAAAGAGACGCTGCAGGCCCTGGCCTCTGGCGTTGTGGCACTTACGCAGGCGTTGGTCGCTATGGCCCCTGTGCTGGCCCTTGTGACGGCCGCCTGGATCGCCTTGAAAGCTGCTCTGCTGATTGACCGGGCGATAGTGGCCGTAGGGGCGGCGCTGGCAACGCTGGGCACGACCATGGTTGGTGTTGCAGCCGGAACGACAACACTCGCTACAGGTGTCAAGGGCCTGGGCGCGGCTATGGGCTTGGCCTCCGGGCCGATCGGCCTCACCGTGGTAGCCATATCAGGCTTTGCGTACTGGGTCACGCAAAGTGCCAGCGCCCCGTTCTCTTCTCTTATCGCAGACACCAGCAATCTGGCGCGGGCAATGGAGAGCCTTAGAGACAAGACGAAGGCGGCGAGTGACGCGCTGCTTGCCCAGATGCGCGCCCGTGGCCTCGCTGCCGGCAGCGAGGCCGACGACGCGAGGCTTACGATGGAGGTCGCCCGTAAGAGATTGGATGAGGCGAAGGCGGCGCAAGCGCAAACATTAGCCTCGCAGGCTAAGTCTATGACTCCGCTTAGTGCGCTGCTTAGCCCTGTAGAAACTATCAAAGCTGGTGTCAGCAACATTAAGGGGGCGATGCAACTCTCCGAAGCAGAGGAAAGCGTTGCTAACGCTGAGAAAGCGTACAAGGAAGCGGAGAGATACCACGCCCTTCAGAAGGAGCGCGCCGATACGCTGAAGATGGCGGATCAGATAGAGGCAGAGGCCGCTGCGGCCAAGGTACAGAAGGGTCAGCGTAGTATGGCTGGCGAGCAGTTCATATCCGCAGGCAAGAAGGCGGCGGACCCTATCGGGGTCGAGATCGCTAACCTGACCAAGCAGTACGAAGAGATCAAGAAGACCTATGCGGACCAGCCGGGTAAGTTGGCTGAGGCTAAGGCATCCTATGATCAGCAGGTTAGCGCGATCCTGAGCAAGAAGTCCGGTGGGGGCGCTGGAGGTGGAGGTAAGCCTGACCGCACTCCGATGAAAGAAGTCGAGAACGCAGTCAAGCTAGCTAATGCCGAGTATGACCAGGCCATTGCGTCTGTCGAATTCTATAAGAAGGGCCTGGACCTCAGGAAGAACGCTCGCCTTGTTGGTGAGCAGGAGTATCAGCAGACCCTTGATGCGCTCGCCGAACTTGAGATCAAGAAAGGTTTGGAGCGTGAGCAGAGTATTCAGCAGGCTATCAACAAAGCCCTGACAGGTGTCAAAGACCCGGCAATGCGCGAGCAACTGCAGGGTAGCTTGGCTGAGTCCCTGCAGAAAGAAAAGACGCTGATCACCAAAGCCTATACGGACAAGGCTTTGGCACAGCAGAAGGACCAGATCGACCGTGAGAAATTTCTCAGGGAGGTTGAGGAACTTGAGGCTGAGTCATTCGACAACAGACTGACCGAGCAGCAGCGATTCATAAAGGAATGGGACGCCAACAACAAGGAGTTGATGGACCGCGCCATGGTTGACGGGGACATGGATAGTTTTATTAAACTCTCCAATGTCCGTGAGCGCGGCAAGGAGAAGGCCGCTTCTGCCGACCGATCCAATTTCGCTGCAATGGCCCCCGGCGACACTGCTGCCCAACTCGACGTTCTTCAGGACCGCTATAAGGAATACTACGCTACGCTAGATAGTTATCGCGCGACCAACCTCGTGAGCGAACAGCAGTACGCGGACGCAGCCCTCGCACTGGAGGCGAAAAAGCAGCAGGAGTTGATGGACATCCATGTCGAGGCCGCGAACCAACGCCTTGATTTTGGTACAGGCGGCTGGGAAGACATGCAGTTGGCTTCGCTCGCGCGGCTGACTGAGGGATACACGACGTTCTCGGCCGGCGCTACCGAGTTGATGGGCAACTTCTTCCAGAGTTTCACGGACGGCTTTGCCGATAGCATCGGCCGGGCGATTGTGTACTCGGACGATCTGAATGGCGCCTTGAAGAGCGTGGCGGATGAAGCTTTGTCGTCGCTGATTTCGGGACTCGTGAAGTTGGGTATCCAGTGGCTTATCAACGCAGCAATCGGCAGTTCGATTCAGGCGACAGCGGCGGCCACGTCGATGGCAATTACAACGGCCCAGGCAACGGCCGCAGCGGCTGCGTGGGCGCCAGCCGCAGCGCTGGCTTCTCTCGCTAGCTTCGGCGCGAACGCGGCGCCAGCCAGTGCAGGCATGCTAGCTACAACGGGTGTTGCGGAAATGATTGCGGCAACTGCGAACTTTGCCGGCGCATTCGATAAGGGCGGTACAATTCCGGGTGGCAAGTGGGGTATCGTCGGCGAGTTCGGCCCTGAGATTGTCCAGGGTCCGGCGAATGTCACGGGTCGCGAAAAGACGATGGACCTGGTCCGCAGCGCGAATCAACCGGCTGCCGCCGCGCCGGCCGTGGCCCCGATCGTGAACCTGAAGAACATCAACGTTCTGGATAAGAGCATTGTCGGCGACTATCTCTCCAGCCCGTCCGGCGAGAAGATGCTGATGAATGTGATCCAGAAGAACAGAAAAGCTCTAGCTTGAGGTAAAGATGCCGAATCATGCAGCCTTGGTTACGAACACGACGGGTGTCAGCCCCTACGCGCACAGGAACCTGTGCGACAGAATTTTCGCGCTCCTGACCGGGATCGGGTACACGACCTCGATCACGAAGCCGCTCGTTGGCAACGGGGTGATGTACTACTGCGAGGGCACGGCAACGACAGTTGCAGAGACATGGACGGTTACGTGCACTGCTGCGGCAACAAACGGCGGAACCTTTTCCGTGGTGGGGTCTGTAACCGGGGCGACGGCCAGCGCAACGGTCGGAACAGCCTACGACAACGGCAAGATCAAATTCATTATCAACGATGGCGCTACTGATTTTATCGTAGGTGACTTCTGGTCGATAGTTGTGGCCGCGCCGCTTTCGACTGCGAGCGCGACGCTTTGGGAATCACAGAGGTGGTATCCGGGAGGCAACGCCAGCGCAAGTTCTCAGCGTGAAATGATTCTCAAGGGAAAGGGTCTGAGCGGAACCGAAGAGATATTCGTTGGAATGTATTCGTATGAGAGCGTCGGTTCAGACTATTACAATATTGCCTGTGGGGTGATGACTGGCTACGTGCCTGGAAACAGCTTTATAACACAGCCAAATGTCGTGTACAACACAATCTTTGCGCATAACACCGCCATAAATTATTGGATCAGTTGGAATGCACAGAAGATTGCGATTTGCATAAAGGTTGGCGGCGCGACCTATGAGAGTGCGTACCTCGGAAAATTCAACCCGTACTGCCCACCTAACCAATACCCTTATCCTGTCGTGTGTTCAGCTATGTACGACGGGGCGCCCGCCGTGCGGTACTCAGACGTATCTGCTAACCACGGATTCGGGTACAAGGGCAATAATACAAGGTTCGATGTCAGAAGCCCTGGAGGGGTATGGGAGACGCCTTACACCTTTCCTTGGGTTGAGGCCCGCCTCTCGAACTCGAACACGCAGGACTCGACCAACGACCAGATTCGTGACACTGGCGGTTACTATCCCCTCACTCCCGTAATGATTCTGTCGAGCAATGGCATCTACGGTGAGTTGGATGGGATTTATCATATCTCGGGGTTTAATAACGTACCTGAGAACACCACAACCGTTGATGGCAAGCAGCACATCATGTTTTCGGACAGAACGCTGACAGGCTTTATTGATTTCTACGCGATGAGGTTGGACTGATGGCTTACTACACGGGAGTTGCGAGCACTTATGCCGACCTGCTCAATGCGTTGACATCGAACTGCCAGTCGAATGGCTGGACGTGGGCGGACGGTATTCTGAGCAAGGGCGCGCTATACGTCAGCGCGGTCGAGGCGACGGCCACAACCGGCTTCCTTGCCGGTATCCGGATTCAGGGCGGCACGGGAAAGTCGGGGAGTTCGCTGACCGGCGCGGCATGGATCAGGCCGAAGATGGCTGCACCCTATACGGCGATCACGGTGGCCTGGCCTGTTGAATATTATTTGCACATCTTCACTGCTCCAGATGAAGTGTACATGATTGTCAAATACAACGTTGATAGGTACATGTGGTTGAGTTTTGGTCAGTCAAATGTACCGGGCCTGACAGGAACAGGGCTGTGGACTTCCGCTGTCTCAGCCAATCGACATGCGTCTAGCTCATACGGCTCAGGCGGCGTATACTTTCACAATAATCATTACAGCACGCAGATCGGCGGTGCCTCTGCAAATAACTATATAACGAGTGCAGGGTTTTTCATGGTGGGCCAACATAGCCCCCAGCAGGCCATAACTCAGGCATTGCAGCAAGACAGCTACAGCAATACTTTACACACTGGTTTTGACACTGTGGCTGGAGGCTGGACGTATTACCCTTACTGGGATTACGACACCGGCTTTACTGATTTTGGGGCAACAGCCGGTCAGCTAGCTACACGGTCTCTATCGTTGTGGTCGCAAGAAGCTACAATGATCCCGTTCTCTGTGTATGAGAACCGTGGTAGCAGTAAGGTTGCTCTCGTGATGCAGCCAAAGAACTCGCGTTTTCTGAATATCACAAACTATGAGCCCGGCCAGATCATCACGTTGGGGGCGGACAAGTGGAAGGTTTACCCGTTTGCAAAGAAGAACGCCAGCGGTATGACGAGCGAGGGGCAATACTACGCGGCGGACAGCGGTCGCCACGGATGGGCTATTCGTTATGACGGGCCGTAATCATGGCCGATAAGTCGGGGTTTTACCCGGAAGCCGTTATCGGACTATACTCGACCGAGTATTTGTCATCGGACACGTACAGTGGTGGGGTGAAGTCTAATAACACGGGGGCCAGCGTCATGTCGACGAACCCAGGCTCGAACACAATGACCGACATGTCCCCTGTCGAGGTTGTGTCTGGTCCGTTCAGCGGGTTCAGTAGCAACTACTACTACAAGGACTACTACGACAGGGTTCACATCTACCCCGCTAATATCAACATCGGCAACCTACTCAGCACCGTCACGACGACATTCCGAATCTGGAACGCCAACACGTCGTCTAAGGCTGTTGGCGCTATCACTTACACCGGCACGGAAGGCATCAGCGTTACATCCAGCAAAACGTTGCCAGGAACATTTGCGGCAATGGAAGAGGTGGCATTCACTATCCAGGCGACGCTGGATGGGCCGCCCACACTTGACGCGACAATCCATTACGATTTCGATTCGAGCACGAACGACGTTGAACTGAAGCTGACCGGGCAGCGCGTTGTGGTATGGCCCTTCATGCCACAGACGAATGTGTCCGAGCGCCTGCAGTGGAGCACGAACGTGCTCAATAGCTATGACAAGGAGCAGCGGGTGTCCTTGCGTATCGCTCCACGCCAAAGCCTTGAGTACGAGTTTATCTGCGATCCGCAGCAGTTTAGTCGCATGAAGACGGCGGCCGCCGAGTGGTCCCACCGGCTGTACGGCGTCCCGGTTTGGTACGATGCCGTGTCGTCTGCCAGCGTATCGTCCGGCACGTCGGTGCTGAACGTCAACACGCAGTATTCAGATTTTGTTGTCGGCGGGCTGGCACTCGTGTGGGCCTCGGACACGAACAACGAGGTAGTCGAGATTGTTGCCAAAACCAGCAGCACTATTACGTTGAAGTTGCCGCTACAGAACGGCTACACAGCCCCGATCGTTGCCCCTGTACAACTCGGCTTCACGCCAAACGGGGTGAAGTTCAGCCGTTCGGCCAGTCAAACCACCACAGCCAAGGCGGTGTTCGAACTGACGGGCAACACCCAGGTCTCGCTAACGTTCTCGCCGACGACGTACAAGGGCTACTATGTCGTGACCGACCGAATTCTGATGTTCGGCAGCGTGGAGGAATCTATTTCCCGCGACCTCGACATCATCGACAGTGTGAGTGGCACCATCGAACTGGATAGTCTTTCCAACAAGGTGCGACGGCGTGGAAGCGTGACGGCTTTCGCACGGACGGCACAGGATAGGTGGAAGACTCGCTCGTGGTTCCACTACCTGCGCGGGAAACAGAAGGCGTTCTGGATTTCGACTTGGAACAAGGACATGGAACTCTCTACCGTGATGTCCAAAACGTCGTATTCGATGGAGATCAAGAATATTGGTTTCACCCTGTTCGTTGGCACGGGAGATGTCACGGTGCGCATGAAGTCGGGGGCGGTGTACTATAATCGCATCCTGGGGTCGGAGATTCTTTTCGATGGGACAGAGCGCCTTGCAGTGGAGGGTCTATTTCCCATAGACCTGGTCCCAGCCGATGTCGAAAGCATATCAATGCTGCACCTCGTGCGCCTTGACTCTGACGACGTTGAATTCAGTTACAACAGCGGGGCGATGGAAGTATCTCTGCCCACCCTTGGAGTGACAGGATGAGTTACACAGCAGTTGACAAATCTGTTTCGTCCGGCTTACCTGTTGAACTGTATCAGTTCATCCGGGGGCTTGAGGTGTGGCGATTCACGAACGCTGACCGCTCGATCGTCTATGCAGGCAACACGTATGTGCCAATAGCGTTGACCCGAAGCTCGATAAAGTTGAACGAAGACGTGTTCAAGGCCGGCATTACGGTGACCGTACACCGCAGTGAGACATTCGCGGCCGACCTGCTGATCTATAGCCCGGACACAGCTACTACGCTGACCATTTTTCGCGGGCATTACGGTGACGACAACTACGTTACGTACTGGAAGGGGCGAATCGTGGGCGTCTCTGGCGGCGGTAACACCCTCGACATCGAGTGTGAGTCGGTGTTCACCTCAGCAAAGAGACCGGGCCTTCGAGCGCACTATGAGTACAACTGTAGGCACGCGCTATACAGCGCGCGGTGCGGAGCGTCAGCCTCGGCCAACAGCGTGCACCTGAGCATTTCGGCAATGCCCTCGTCAGTCACCCTGACGATGGTCGGGGCGAACGCATTTGCCGATGGCTGGTTCAATGGCGGGATGATCCAGTACGCAGGCAACTACAGGTTCATCCTTTCGCATGTCGGAAACAGCATCACGCTGTCGCGCCCACTGGCAGGACTTACTGCGGGTATATCGGTCGATCTTTACGCCGGCTGCGATCATGCCAAAGAAACATGCAGTGCCAAGTTTAACAACATCGTGAATTTCGGCGGATTCCCTTGGGTACCGACAAAGAACCCCTACGACGGCTCAGTAGTGTGAGGCAACCGTGATCTGGCCAATTATCGCAGCAATTGTAGTCGCCTTTGCCGTCAGCTATTTCATGCAGCCAAAGCAGAAGGGGGCCAAATCCTCTCTGCTTAGCGACTTCGACCTCCCGACCGCTGAAGTCGGCAGAGAAATCCCTGTGCTGTTCGGCACACGCGACATCAAGTCCTCGAACATTGTTTGGTACGGGGATCTTAAGACGAAGGCGATCAAGAAATGATAGACCCCATTGTTACGATGGAACACGTGAGGCAACTCGGCTATTGCGCGAGAGGGGCGCGATCGTTCTTTGAACGATACAGCCTTGATTACACGAAGTTCCTGTCTGAAGGAATTCCAGCCTCTGAACTTCTCGCTGCCAGCAACGATGATTGGATGGTGCAGAAGGTAGTGGAGGTGGCTAATGGGCAAGGGTAAGAAGGTAACGATCGGCTACAAGTATTACCTGGGAATGCACCAGATCCTGTGTCATGGTCCGATCGACTCCATTAAGCAGATAACGGCGGACGGAAAGTTGCTTTGGAGCGGCACGGCAGCAGGCGGCACCATCACGATCAGCAAGCCGACGATCTTCGGCGGAGACGAAAAGGAGGGCGGGGTCTCGGGCGCTGTCGATGTCGAACTTGGTGGCGTTGCGCAGGGCGTTAATGCCTACCTTGCGAGCAAGTTAGGGGCACTGACCCCGGCCTTTCGCGGCGTGGCGGCCCTGGTTCTCAAACAGGTCTATCTCGGGAACAGTTCCTATCCGAAACCGTGGGTGATTCGTGCGTCCAGGATCAACACCCGGACCGACGGCCGCGTTCAGTGGTATTCCACTAAAGCGGCAATTGGCTCGGACATGAACCCCGCCCACATCCTATTGGAATGCCTGACCAACGGCGAATGGGGCATGGGGTACACGGACCTCGATCTGGACCTGACAGCCTTCCAGTCTGCGGCCGACACGCTGCACTCTGAAGGCATGGGTATTTCCCTGCTGTGGGATAAGAGTGCGAGCCTTGAAGACTTTATCCAGGAGATTCTGAATCACATCGACGGGTCGCTGTATGTCAGTCGAACGACAGGGAAATTCACGCTCAAACTGGCGCGGGGTGGATACTCGGTCGGCAGCCTGCTTGTTCTCGACGAGAGCAACATTGACGAAATCAGTGACCTTAAACGCAGCACACAGGCCGAG